TATAATTATTTCGGAGTGCAGTTTGTGAAAATAGCACTTCTTTTAAACAAAAACAAACAACGTTCAAATAACATTTAAACCTCATTTAAATATGATTACAAACGACATAAAAACACGAATTATCGAAGCTATTAAAGCTAATCGTGAAAATTACCCAAGTGACGCAAAACATGCAGCAGCACTAGGTATTAATACTGCAGTGTATAGTGCAGTGAAAAACGGACAAACCGATAAAGTTTTGAGTGATGCAAGCTGGATTGCAATAGCAAGAAGATTAGATGTTGAGTTGCGCTCAAAGATTGAGTGGAAAGCAGCCAAAACACCTACATACCTTTATATAATGGCACAGCTAGAGTTCTCACAAAACTCTTGTACAAGTGGAATTCTTTGCGACATTCCAAACATAGGAAAGACATTCACAGCTCGCCTATACGCTTCAAGTCACAAAAATGCAGTATATATCGATTGCTCACAAGTAAAAACGAAGCTAAAACTAATTAGAAAGATAGCTAAAGAGTTTGGAGTGAATAGCAATGGACGATATAGCGACGTTTACGATGATCTTGTTTTCTATCTTCGCAGTATTGATCAGCCTTTGATTATTTTAGATGAAGCAGGCGACTTACAATATGAAGCATTCTTGGAACTTAAAGCCTTGTGGAATGCTACTGAACGCTGTTGCGCTTGGTATATGATGGGTGCAGACGGCTTAAAAGAAAAGATAAACCGCTCTATTGAGTGCAAGAAAGTAGGTTATACTGAAATGCTTTCACGTTATGGTGATAGATATTCAAAGGTAACACCAGACGATGGAAAAGAAAGAGAGAAGTTTTTGCGAGAACAAGCACACATTGTAGCAAAGCTTAATGCACCTGAAGGCACAGATATAAAAGCAATAGTGTTGAAGACACAAGGAGGATTAAGACGTGTTTATACGGAAATAGAAAAATTAAGAACAATTTAAAAGTAAGTGAGATGAAAACATTTGAAATGGAAATGGAGAATACTTTAAGGGGTATTTACGCAGAAGTAAAGCATACTAATAAGATATTAGAGACAAGTCAGGAAAAGTTTGCTGAGCAAAGAAATTCAATGAAAAAGAAACCTACACACATGTTGATTGATTATGAGCAACGCAAGTATGAAGTGATGAAAGATGTTTTTACAAAAACCATTGTAAGAATGGTAGTAACAACCGATGAAGTTGCAGATACATTTATAGAGAGAGCTTTGATATTTAGCGAAAAGGCTGCAGACAAGTTCATTGAACGCTTAAAAGCTGGAGGTGAAAAAAGATGACAAAGCAAATAAGAGCATATAATCCTCGTGAAGTTTCACAGAAGAAATATGAAGTTATCAAATGGAATGGACAATGGCGAGAATCATTCGGACGTCCAGCCATGAATGAAACTTGGTTTATCTCTGGAGCATCTGCACAAGGTAAAAGTTCTTTTGTGATGCAGTTAGCAAAAAAGCTTTGCGAATATGGAAAGACACTCTATGTAAGTGCAGAAGAAGGTATAAGGCAGTCGTTTCAACGAAGACTTGAGATGTTTGAGATGAACTCTGTTGGACGAAAATTAAGCATCATAGAAGATCCAGATATAAACCTGTTGAAAGAAAGATTATCTAAGCCTAAAAGTCCTCGTTTCATTATTATAGATAGCTTTCAGATGGCTAACTGGACCTACCAAGACGCTATGGAACTAATAGAAACATTTAATAAGAAAAGCTTTATTTTCATTTCGCAAGAGTATAAAAGTCGTCCGATGGGTGCAGATGCAGTTAGATTGAGATATGCAGCAGGCGTAAAGATTCGAGTGTCTGGCTTTATGGCACTTTGCTCTGGTCGTGAAAAAGAAACTGCAGGCGGTGGCGGATTTGTCGTTTGGGACGAAGGTGCGATAAGATATGGAAATAAAATTGCAGTTGAAAAGAAAAACGAGATAGATAATAAAATAAACAACAACGATGAGTAAAGTAAGTGAAATAATAAATTTAACAACGCCTAGTTATCATGGCAGTTCTAATCCAATAAGCACTGCAGGTGTTGTGCGATTGAACAAGGATTGCAAGACAGTTGCAAAGGAACAAGTTGTAAGTGAAAATCACTTCTGCAATAAATGCCAGGGCAATGGCTGGTTTTGGTCTCACAATTCATATAATGAACCAGTGAAAGAGCCTTGTCCAATGTGTGGAGGAGCTGGTGTCTTAGATGCAGTTGTGACAATAGAATGGAAACAACAAATAAATAATAAGTAAAGATGAAGAATATTTTAACGAACATTGCAAGTTGGTTTAGAACTACTTGCGAAAATGAGAAAAAGACAAGAAGAATTGAACTTGAGAATAGAGTTTGCAACGATGCAAAAGTAGCAATTCAAGTAACTGAATATAATGGTACTTTGTACGTTTGTCACAATGACTTGCCTCTGATTCCTGTTGAGAGTTTAAAAAATAGCGTGAATGATACTTTATCTGTCGCACGCCAGGTGTATGTAGACTATAAATTATCGCAATATGAAAGGTAAATTTTATTTTGAAACCAGATGCGGAAAGAAGCATCCAAAGTGGATTAAGTTACTTGAACAATATTTTCGCTTTATAACGTCTAAAAGCAATGAAAGCTTTACGTGGATTACTCTTTGCGCTGAAATGAACGAGGAACTTCTTGCAATTAAAAAGAGAACAGTTCTGAACGAAAAAACCAATCTCACTGCAGAGATTTGCGAAGATAAGGACGAGTATTCGATCGAGATTAAAAGAAACCAAGTGACAATGGCAGTCATTCGATTTAGAGAGAATTAGAGAGAATGAAAAAGATAAATAATTACAAGTATTTCTACTTTCTTCTGCGCTATATTTACACGGACAAAGAAGAGCAAGAAGAATATAAGCGAGCTCTTATTTCACGCATCACAGATGGAAGAACGACCAGCTTAAGAGAGATTGATGATCGAGAATATTTCACTTTGATAAATCAACTTGAGGACATTGTAGGGATAAAAGATAAGATTAGAAAAGAGCGAAGTGCAACTTTAAAGCTCTTGCAAAAAGAGTTCAATGTTGACACAACAAACTGGAATAAAGTCGATGCTATTTGTCTTTCTAAAAGAATTGCAGGAAAGCCCTTCAGGTTTTTAAATATAATGGAGCATGGAGCA